ATGAACTGCTTTTGTAGCGTCTTGACTTACGCTCTCTGTAGTACTCCATGTTCCAGTACTGCCAGTGCAAACCAATAAGTAGGCATTTTTCCTGACTAGTCCAGAGGCCTGCATGAGGTGGTCATAAAATGGGGCTTGTACTTTACCACTACCATCAACACCACCTCCGATAAACTCTACTGGAATTGTGGATGTGCAAGACATGACACCACTTGCCTTACCAACTGGCGAAAAATTAGGCGTCGACATAGTGCGTTCCTGCATATCGTTTTCCATCTTAAAGTCGGCACCGGTATTTGCAAAGACTGTTACGTAGTCTACCAAAGGGTCAATACCATAATTAGCTTCCAATGCAGTTAATACGGAGATTATTTTTGAACGTAGACCGCAGTTTTGAAAGGCCATATAAAATTCCTCTTTTAAAGTAAAATGTTGTTTTTTCGGTTGCTATGAGTACATAACTGAGAAGTACAAGAAAACTGGTCGAGCCAATGATACGAGTCTAGGTTTGAACCATACGCTACGCCTCCTCGATAAGTTAAGGGGGTAGTAGGTAAGTCAAACTCAGTAGTTGGAATTTGCCAGCCTAACAGTGAGTCTAGTATTTTTGTGTGAAGTGCCCATATTATGTCCATTGCATTCACGCCATACTCATCTGTCATGGTATCGGCAACAAGTAGAAGACCGAAAAAGTCTTCTACTTGTTGGCGTACAGCATAGCCTAAAGATTGATTGGCTGTAGACTGAGTACGTAGTCTCATAACAAAAACCGAAGGTGTGCTAGCAACCTGGTCTTCGGTTAACAGTCCCTTGAAATCGGTTGTCCCCTCTATCTGACTTACTTCGTTCTCAAAGTCGTCTACTTTTATACTTCCGTAGAGATCTTCTCTTAGTTTTAGAACTATGTTGCGGCGTGCAGTGGAGGCAAGCACACTCTTTGGACTAAACTCCAGAGCTAGTCCAGCAAAAAAAATAGGCTGGATAGGGTCGGTTCTAGCAACTAAGTTCCCACTAGAGAGTGCTAGCCTACCTATAAAAGAAACTTCCATAGTTGTTCCTAGTCCACCGCAAGCAGTTCGAGTGATACTTTGCCAGCCTCATACCATAAAGGCTGGCCTATCAACGGTGTGATAACTGGCTCACATGCTGTGGCTATGAGTATCCTATCCACCCCCTCCATCGTTCCCACGAGAGCTTGGTATGCAATACTAACTTCAGTCGCAAAACCGGGAAAATGAAAGGGCTCACTCACGCCTAACTCGGTAAAGACTACGGCGTGCTTTTCATAGTTGACGTCTGTTAGTTCTCCAGTGGGGGTATCCGTTTGGATACCCTCTGAAGTACTGTAAAGCGCAAGTCTCAAGTTGGTGACCACTGGAAGTGTCTCAAAACCCAGTAAGTGTCTAACTATCTTTGTGCTTAAGTAGTCAGTAACTATTGCTGTCATTTCGCCCCCTTTAAACGCAAGAAGCGTAAGATGATATTTCGCGCTTCAAGCTTATCGTCCTCAGTTATACCAAGATATGGCCTAGCTGGTAAGAGGACGCGATGACCTTTGCCAGTTCGACCCCCTTTTTGGTGTATGCGTGCATACACCGGAAAGTTGCCAACACCAACTTCCACGCTATCGTGCGTTGCGTTGTAGTTGACGCTTTGCCTTAAGATAGCATGGTCTACGAGTGTCTTCCCTCCATCCTTCATAGCCCTTTTTGATACTAGCCAAGGCTTTCCAGTTGGGTCAACGCCCCGATCAAAACGCATATCGGTCTCCGTCAGGATGTACTCCCCAAGTTCGGTAAACGCATAAGTGAGTCCGAGCATAAGTGAGTTTAGGTTTTTAACCTTATCTCTTGCTTTGGCAGACTCTACTCTTACCTGTATTTTTGCCATGCAATACTACTCCTGGCTTGCCTAAGTGAGAACGGTGGCGTGATGTCTAGTTGGGGGGGTATATCTACTATCGGAGTGTCTCCCAAACTAAGTCCACCACGCCTCGCATTAGTGATATCATCTAAGTAACTTATACTTGTGTCGTAAGCAGCTTTTATCGAAACACTCGGTTTATGAGCCGCTAAAAGATAGCGAGCGATAAAGTTGGTGTGTTTCTTTAGCATCTCCAAGTTTGCCGCTAAAAGTTTATCTTCCAACGGTATGTCGTAACGACGAAGGAGGTAAGTACTCACGATACTCTCTGCAGCTTCTATACTTTTCTCTATCCTACCAAGCGCGGCTCGTCCCAACTCTACTTGCTCAGTAGGAAAAGAAGAAGTATCGGCACCACTGATGAACGCCAGTAACACGTTAGCCTGAACTACTTTTATGACTACCGCATCAATGGGGGATGAATACTTCGTAAGTCTTTGAAGCCCAAACTGTTGCATCATAGCCAATGGTGACGTATACATATACATACTGGCATATCCCTAAACGGCTTTAATACTAGCAAAACACGCCGGCTGAGACATGATGGGTAGCGGTGCCGACTGTATCATCAATATCTGTGCAGACGGCTCTTCAGTAAACCAAGTTTTGGGGAACCGCGACATGGCATACAAGTTATTTCTCGGTAAAGATGGAAGCCCGGTTGGTATGCGAGACGTATTTGACATCGAGGCTGGGCTTTGTAGGTCTTGTATGGCTCCGTAGGCAAAAATATTGCGAGCACGACTAAACCCAATGAAGATTTTATCGGCCGGCATCATGTCATGCGTTACGCCACTATCATCTTCGTAATACTCGTTGTAAGCATACAAGTTGAGTCCTCCCATACCGCGCAATGTGCCCAAAAACTCAGCTCCAGTTGGGAGCATGGCGGGATTTATAACGCCTAAGTCAACACGCAACGTGTTAAGGAGAGACGTGGCATTGGCGGATATTTTTGGATGAGACAAAAAAGCGTCGCGTACGTTTCGTCCCATGATAGCAAAGTCGGCGGGGCCCATCTTTCCATCCTGCTGGATCAAGCGTTGCCACGAAGTGAAAAGAGCAACGGGGTCGCTGCTAGAGTTGGTGAAAAGGTCATTGCCAGTAAGTGTGAGCTTATGAGATGCCGGCATCTCATAGTCCACAACTTTATCGATACCCTCGCCAACTATAGATAGTTGGCCAGAGTCTAGTAGTTGACTTATCATCCACTCTTCGGTGCGAGAAATGCTGTCACTGAGGGATTGTAACTCCCAACCGAGCAGTTCCATAGCCCGCTGTTGCTGATCAAAAGCCGCCCCCGTTGTAAATGGCAACTCGCCGGGTAGGCGGTTCAGTGCCTCCAACGCCTGGAGGTTCTTTTTCGCCTTGATGAGAGGAGGGTAGTATATCTTTGTGCTGAAAGGCATTTTCTGGACACTGGGGGCTATTGCCTGCCCAGAAACAAACGGTGCAAGCCTGCGGTTACCCACAAGTTCATCGATAGCAACTGACAGCGTTTGAGACTGTTGTGTTTCTTTAAACAAGAAGTCTCTAAAAAAAGTTGGGTTATGGGGAATGGTCTTAACTGCAGTAAGTAATGTGATGGGGCTTAACAGCAACTCTTGAAGTGTCATACGTAGTCCTCTCTAACCTTGAAACGTTACAACATGGATGCCTAGCGCACGAAGTGGCCATTTTACGGTGCCTAGACTGTGCCCCGTTCCATAGGAAAGTTTACGAGCATTTATTCTCCCAGCAAGTAAGATACTTGCTGTTTGTGCAGAGGAAGTTGCATCGGTATCCTGTAGCAAAACCGCTACGGGCGTAGCGGAACCATCCACTGCCGCCGTTGCCGCCAACTTAAAGTTACTGGCCAGAACGGGAACAGTTATAACGTCTCCCACAGCAAACGCCGTTCCCCCAGCAGTGATAGTAAATACTAGATGAGTAGTGGTTTGTTGTGAGCCAATAGCGATGGTTGTGCTAAGGACGGTGCCTAGAGGGTCGGTTAAAGTAAACTTGGCACTAGCTCCGGCAATATTGCACACGAGACTGTAGACTCCGCCAATAACTTGCGCACCCAGGCTTATAGAGCCTATCGTGCCATTGCCTACGTTTGTTAGACCGTAGGCCGGCGTACCAGCGGCCGTTGCAACTCTTCCGAGAACAGCCCCGGCCACAAGATTTCCCGTAGTTATAACAGCCGTATCCGTATGGATAGGATAAGCTGCATCTAAGAGGTCAGAGGATGGAAAGTCCACCCTGGTGTATAAACTCATGCTCATTTTAAATCCCCCTATGATGAGGTGTAGATGGAGTTGGCGCCTGCTTTCTGTAGCCAGCAGTTATATTTTGAACGATGTTTTTGAACTGCTCTGCAGGGTCGGTTACGGGCATGGCGGAGTAGTCATGTCGAGTGTTCTGAAACTGAGTTGGTAGCTTCTCTAATAAAGCTTTGAAGAAGTCGATAGGCCTTGCCTTTACTGTATTCCCAGTGGTGTCCCGGTATACTAGTTGTTTAGTACTCGCTAAGTTTGGACTAACAGACGCGGCATAAGCAAAAATGGGGTTTGGGTCGTCGAGCCTGGCAAGAAAGCACATAAACTCAGCAAGACCGTCAAGTAGGGCTGGTGTCACTTTACCAGCCGCTTGGAGTTGAGAGATATAAAGCTGTGAGTTGGCTAGCATGGCCTCGGTTGCTGAAGTTATGCCCTGGTTTAGCAAGGCACTCCTCTCTTGTGCGCTCATAACAACCATATCGGGCGCAACCGGCTTAGGCTTAGTAGCCGCTTTGGCTAACGTGGGAGGGGGAGTTGCTGGTGTTTCTTCGATAGCAAGCTCAAACATAGCGGCATCGGGAGATGCCGACTTGTTTTCCTCTTCTTCCTCGGAACTATCCAAACTTTTGACCTCAGCTTTAACATCCGCTGCTTTTTTCTCTTCATCTTTGGGTGGTGACTTGGGTGGTAACAACATAGAATCTCCTTGAGTTGAAGGTTGAACGGGGAATGAGTGTGAGCTTATGTAACGCTTAAACTGGAGTGCCGGCTGTAAATCTACGGCTGGGGGAACGGCTCCTAAAAAAGCAAGATGCCCTAACTCTGGCCCACGCTCCGTTAAATCGATGCGTACAGAGCGGTTAGGGTACTGCTTCTTTTTGAAGCTTATGGCAAAAGTTTCTAGTACATGGGCTAACTTGGCATAAAGTCCTTCTCCCTCCCTTTTAAGTTGAGAAACCCAGCCATACGCCGGCGAAGAGTCTGAGGTTTGATGACCTAAAACTACCGGAACACTGAAAGTGTTTGGTTGAAAGTTAAAAACAATCGCATCAAGGTCCGACTCCTCCCATGTCGTTTCAGTGCCAGTATAGCTATCAATATGCGTACCAACCCTAAAGACCTCTATCCAGTCAAAAAGTTCTGGCGCAATATCTTGAACAGCGTTCTGAACAGACTTCATTTTTTAATACCTCTACACCTTTCTTTATCCTATGAAGTCTAGGATGTATAAATAGCTTATTTTTTTGCATCAGCACATAGTCTTATGTATTTATAAAGTAAAGTCAAGAGGAAATATGCCAGTTTATAACTTTACTTAGCGGAACGAGACTTTTGGATTCCTGGAAAAACGTCATTGTAGTTCCTAAAAAGTTCTTTGTAAGCAGTTTCTCGATACTTCTTCTTAGGGAGCGAGCCAAGTTCCTGTAGTTCTGCTACGTCAGCCCAACCTTTGTCCAGTGGATACGCATAGTAGGGGTGAGACGCATTTTTCACAAGGATAACATTAAGCGGCTTTCCCAACTTACGCGCAGTGTAAACTCGGTGCATACCATCGCTAATCAACCAAACTTTTCGCCCATCCGCTTCATAAGATTCTTCGATAATCGGAGGGAGAAGTGGTAGTAGCGTTCTTATGTCCTCACGCCAAAACCACACGGCGGTATCTAGCTTAAACATATCAACGCCTTGACTTAGTAGGGTGGTATAAAGTTCCTTCACAGTCCATAAGGTGGAACGTAAAACATAGCGTTGGGTAGGAACTAGTATGTCAGTATCCAGCTGCTGTTCGATACTTAGTTGTGCATTTGCGTATACTAGCACCTGTCCATAACCAAGTAAGCGTGTATTTTTCAGTTTACTTAGAAGGATAGAGCTGGGAACTACTTCAAGTTTAGTTACTTTCATACTTTCTTTGATGAGCGGACTCGGGGCGAGGATGGTAGTAAAAGGCGGGCACACTAGCTGCCCGCAATTTTTTCTCTGAAGGATAACTGACTATAGTTTAGCATAAACTATAGTCTATATAGTAGTTCTCTTAAAAAGAGTTACTAAAAAAAAGGGGGGTAGGGGGGGGCACTATGGCTGTCATGC